GCCTTTGTGTCCCAGTACACGCCCCGCGCTATCGCTACTACGGCAATCACAACCATCCCCCAGAACGTCCACGTCATCGAGCCTCCAGATTGTAATGATGGCACCCGCCGTCTTTCCTTTCTCAGCAGGTTGAAACGCCCACCGCTCATCTCGCACTTGCCGATCATCCACCCAGACCCCGCCGACATCCGTGATCCCGTCCTTCAGGTTCTTCGAGAAGTTGAGATCACGGCGGCGGCGGTCAGGCTCTCGGACCAGAACGTACAACCCCAAGTCAACGTCAACAAGAGGCCAGCCAAAGATTTTTGCAGATTTCTTGGCAAGGGTGCCGATCACCAGCTTGGCTTCACGGTACTGGTCGGACAGGATGTAGCGGTACTTAAACTTGCGGTTGTCGCTACAGAGGGCGGCCCACGGGACGGTAAATGTGAGGATCAATTCCGCTCCTTCCACTTGGGGATCATCGGGCCATGCTTTTCTTCCTGCTCCTTGATACTCGGCGTCCGCTGAGTCAACCGGAGGGTGCGGAAGTCCCACTGCACGGGGATGTCACACGACCCACCCACACGGTTCTTATCGACGATCAACCATGTGTCGGCCAAGTTGCCAGAGCGGGTGAAGCGGGAGTGATCGAACAGCAGGACTTGGTGGCTGTCATTCTCAATCGCAGACCCACCCATCAGCCCCTGACTGATCGGGCGTTCGGCACGGTTGGCCGAGGTTTGTCTGTTGAACTGACTCAGCGTGACCATGCGGACGTTCAGCGTCTGCGCCAACTCACGGAGTTCATGCGAGACGGCTTCGATGCGGTCGTGGATGTTATTCATGTTGCTGACGCTGGCGAGTTGGATGTAGTCCATGATGAAGTACTTGCTGCCACTCACCTCGGCGTGATGCTTAATGCAGGCCGACACATCAGACATCCTCGACAGCGGACGACGGTTGACTAACACATGACCGCCCGTGCGTTCACGGGTTTCGTTCAGCATCCGTGCCGCTCGTCCGTACACCGCTTGATCGAACATCGGCCCTTGCTCTAGCAGCACCACACTCTCGTTGCTGACCACCGACAGCAGGCGTGTAGCGAGTTCGCTCCGCCCCATCTCCAGCGAGACGAAGGTGACCGTCTCGCCATGTTCGATGGCACGGGCGGCGAGGTTAATGCCGATCAGACTCTTGCCCGTGCCCGTGTTCGCACCAACCGTAATCAGCCAACTCTTTGCCAAGCCCACGCCACCACCGCTTGATCCACACACACGGTTCCACGCCTCTAACGGCGTTGGCACGGCGTCCACTGGGGCCAGCTTCTCGGTCAACATCTGATCCAACGTGTCGCCCGTGATCGAATCAAAGGCGACGGCTGGCGGCTCTGCGCCGATGGGTGTGGTGGTGCCAAGGATCCCCTGCCACACCGTTGCCCAGTCATCGCCGTGTGACTGCACCGACTGGTGCAAGTCGCACAGGTCTTTCATGGGCTGACCGTGGTGCTTCACATCCCGCAGGATACGGGCTTTCGGCAGCGAGGGAGAGATCGCCGCCACCATCGTTGCGCCCCCTTCGTCAGGCTCCTGCCACACGATCACCTCACGGCCCGACAAGAGGCTGGCATACTCGGGCTTCCACTGACTCGCACCGGGCAAGCCGACCACCGTGACCCCGCGTTGCCAGCCCGCATGGCAATCACTCTCGCCCTCGACGATCAACACAGGGCCAACAGAAGACTTTGCCAAGACATCCTGCCCGTACAGCGGGGTGCCCTCTCCGTCTCTGTCCCAGAACGTGCCCTTGCGGGTGCGGCACTTGGTACGGATGACGCTGCCATCAGCACGACGGTACGGCATGGCGACAATCGCATCGCCAAACTTGCCTACCCGTTCGACCACCCCCGCTTTTGCCAGCCCTGCCAGCGACAACCCCTTCCGCTCGGCGTACTCCCCCAACGTCAGCCCACTTGACGCCTTCGCGTCGTCAGGCAGGGTGACCCCCAGCACATCAGCCAGTGTCGCCAGTGGCTCCGTAAAGCCACAGGCCGAGCATCCCCACGCATGATCGCCCAGCCACGCACTACTGGTGCTGTCGTTGTGCCGTACACAGCGGAAGGCTATGGCCTTGCCTGTCTTCTTTGCATGATGCCCTCCACGGAGTAGGGCGGACTTCAACAGGCCGTGCGCGTCAAGGGAGTTCACTCGGCAGACTCCAGCTCCAGAAACAGCGCCACAAGGCACCCGTTAATTGGCGGGCACCAGCGGTTCGGCTTTACCGATGCCTTGAGGTGCGATTCAATCCGCACACACATCGTACGGTAGGTGAAGTTGTCAATGTTCCGATCTAAATACAGGTCGTAGGCGCGCAGCCACAGGGAATAATCCGCTTGCACCGCATACTGCTCCGCGATTGCTCGCCATGCTTGGCTCTCGTTCATTCGGCATACCAGACAATCGACTGCCGCTTGATCGGCGGGATGCCGTCGATGTGGGTGAAGCTGCTGTCTTCGATCAACACGCGGTCTTGCGGCAAGAGCATCAACGCCCGATCCGCTTCTCTCTCCACGATCCACAAGTGCTTGTGCTGCTCTGGTGCCATGCTGTACCCGTCGCCCATGTGGTCGATACAGAACCAGAGGGTGCCCCTGCCTATCGCCCGCTTGTGATCCTCGCTCAGAATGGCACAGGCAAGCCCAGACAGGACTTCTGGCTGCCATGCCTCGGCACTCCACCCGAAACAGTCCCACGACACCAGTGCTGGCAGAGCAAGCGGGGCGTACTCGACCATCTCCCCCCGCAACGCATGAAGCGGGACATCCACCACCAGCGCCCCGTTCTCCAGTAGGACGTGACATCCGAGCGCCCGACCCGGCGTAACACTCACGCCGACCCACATCGCAGGGATCAGCGCCGTCCGCAGCGGGTCACGCAGGACGAAGCTGGGGACAACGTAGACGTAGCGGTGGGTGGGCAAGCTGACATTATGCGACATGTGGTTCACCTGTGTAGGAGAGAGAAAGTCGATCAAACTCGGCCACATCTTGCCCAGACCGTGCCCACTCCTCGCGGGTGCGCCCATGCACCAGCACTAACTGGGTGTAGTGTTCCCATGCGCCATCTGCAAAGAATTTGTGGATCGTCTTCACATAGCGGGGGTCGATCTGCTTGCGACGGACTTCATCCGCGTACAGGAACGCCGCTGAGATCAGACGGTTGGGTTCTGCGCCGTCGTCAATGCACCCAGCAACGGCGCGGACAGCAGGCGGGTAGAGGTGTGGCGTATCCCGCTTGGGGTAGAAATCCCAGATTGAACCACATACTTCTCGCGCAATGCTTTTGCTATCGTTCTTCTTATCGTTCTTCTTATCGTTAGGGTGACTCAGTTGAGTCTGGGGTGGGGTGACTCCCGTGACGGGGGTGGGTGACTGTGGTGTCAGGGGTTCCAGCGCAATTTCATACACCGTCGTGCGCCCCGGACGCTCAACGGAGTGCAGATACCCGCGCTCGATCAGCTTCGGGATCGCACGTTGCACGGTGCGAGGAGATAGCGCACAGCCCTTCGCCATAGTCTGAACGCTGGCCCATACATTCCCGCCGAGGCGGTTGCTGAACGTCCCAATAGCGCATAGCACACGGATCTGCGTGTCACTAAGTTCTGGGTCAGCAACCGCATGGGCGGGGATAATCGAAAGGTTTGGCATAGTCCTGTTGGCGGGGGTTATTTCTTGTGTCTGCTGTGTCCTCCGGTATTCCCACCCGGAGGTCTGCGAGGGATGTTCATGCGAGTCAACATTGACTGCACGGCTTGCGGGGTCACCCCAACCATCTCGGCAATGGCTCGGAGCGACATCCCGCCTTGATACATTGACGACACCGCTTGCCGTCGATCTTCGTTAGGCTTGCGCCCCGTGTGCAGAAACCTCTGACGCTTCACGACGACGCCTCCTTGCGCTGGGAGCAAAACTCCCGAACCTCACAGTAATGTTCGCACCGCTTGTACTCGCCAGCCCGAGTCTCGACCGTGTACTCTGCCGGGTCCGCGAGATCAAAGTCAGACCGAATGCTGCTGACTTTGGTCGCCCGCTTGGCCCCGTGCTTCATCAGCGCATAGCTGTTGCCGCTGAACCAGCGTTCTTCGTCCGTACAGGGGGCTGATTCCCCCCGGCTGGCGGCTTGGTGCATGTACACCCGCTCGGTGATGTACTCTTCGGCGTCTTCCAGACTCCACAACGGCACCGGAATCGCCATAATGGCCGCTTGCGGGTAGTTAGGGTTCCGCTCGGCTTCCGTTTTGCGCCAGTCTCGGAAGATGCCGATGACTTCTAGTTGATTGATCTCATGCCCGTTCTGGTGCGCCAGCCAGCGGAGAACGTTCAACTGTCGGGTCCACCCGTCGCTGCCGTTTTTCTTGTACACGGTCGTGACTTTGTAGTCCGACAGTTTGCCCAAGTCACAGTGCATCCGGTCTACTTGGCCGCTGACTTGCCAACCGTTGACCTCGGCATACAGTCGTTCTTCCACGACCATGCCATCCTCCCGCAGCCCAGCCCGTTCCAGAATCGTGTGGACCGCCTGCCCCAGCAGCGCCCACACCCGCTCGGAGACATCGACGGAGATCTCGTCCTTGTGCTTGCCCCCCAGCACCCGAATCTGGGGAGAGTCAATCAACTTCGTCGTGGAGATGTCACCACCGCCGACGTAGGGGTCGTTCTGCACAGCCGCAACGATAGCGGCTGGCAGATTGTGCATGTTGGTGATCTTGCCCATCAGCTTACGATCTGAATCTTGGGTGCGACAGGGCCAGATTGCCCGTCCATCACATCGCGGGTGATGGATTGCAGCAGGTCCACGATTTCCTTAGCAACCGGCTCCATGTCGGGGTCAGACAGCATCGTGGCAAACCCCTGCGCGACTTCTTGATCGTTCTGCATGACGGCGATAGCCAACCCCGTCAAGCCAGTCAGCACCGCGAACATTTCGGGCGACAGGTTGATCGTGACGTATTTTTTGCTGCTGTCCATTATCGGGTTGCCTTGATAAAGATGGTGGCAGCAGCGGCCTGCAAGGCAGCGGCGTCATACGGCACCCCAGCTTCTTCGCACTTCACGCCCAGCGTTGCCATCGCAATGCTGAAGCACTCGCTGTACAGCACGGCTAGGGCCGCAAGATCAACGGGAGCCTTCGGGGCAACAGGCACAGCCAGATGTGCAACCGGAGCAGGCGTTGCCACCGTCGTGCCTTCGCCAGCGAGGAGGATGTTGGTGTACGTTTTCCCGTCTTTCTTGATCTGCTCGAAATGCAACGTTTGCCCAATGGCGGACTCTGCCGTCAGGTTAATGCGAGCCAACTGCTTGGTGGCAGACAGCTCCGAGATAAAGACGGCCACATCGTTGTCGCCATTGAAGCAGACCTGCGGGCCAAAGTTTCCTTCGGTGTTCTGGATAGACGCAATCGTCAACGTGATCGGTCCGTTCGCGAGCTTGTGGATTGCCATGATAACTCCGGTTACTGGATTTGAGAGGAGAACTGCGTTTCGTGCAGCGGGAACGCGGCGGTCGCTTCTTCCACTAATGACGCCAACTCTTCAGCGGATCTCGCTTGTACTTGCACCATCATCGTAAGAACCTGTATTGCAATGATTACTGCTGCCAACTCAGCTTCAACGTTTGAGAGGCGATCTTCAAGAGGGGACACTGGCGGGTCGGTCATCGCTTGCTCCGTGAGATGTTGTCGTTGATACTAGCGGGTGGAGACATTATGAATGTTCTTTACTTATTCCGCAAGGGGGTTGCAAAAGAAAATCCCCCGCAGATTAGTGCAGGGGACTCCCGATTCCTTGTGGTGGGCGTAGAACGTTACATGGCGCTGACCACAGCCCAGACAGAGACTAGGCCGCCTTTCGCCCGTACTGCAAGCGCATTGGAGGAGGGGCTTCTCCGCATAGCGCCCCACTGGATATGTGGGCGGTCCATGAATTTCTCGTCAGTGATGGACCAATCACCATTCCAGTCCCCTCCCCAGACCAACCCATGCCGTCTGGCGCTGGTGCCAAGAACGTGCCAGAAGTCAGGAGCAGCAGACCATTTGCGTCGAGTGCAAATAATGTCCACGGCCAACCCGTAGCCGTGCCATGTGTCGTCTGCCGTTGCGCTATGGGTGACAATGCCCCGCCCGTCGTCGTAATCCCTCCCAAAGCCATACAAGAACGCCTGCCGCTCGTTCGTCCGCATTGCCTCAAAGACTTGCGGAGTGTAGCCCCACGCCTTCATGTCGTCGAGGACACGATCAACAGCATCACGGAAGTGTGGGGCAAGTATCGCCACGTCGGACTGCACAGGGACTTCAGCAGGAGGGAGGGGCAGCTTCACTTCTCTGCCCTCCCTTCCATTTTGCTAACCCGATCACTGATGTCCCGGGTCAGCATATAGATGTCTCGGATATCGTGATGCATGGATGCCACATCCCGCTCCACGGTTTTGACTGTCACCCGCATCATCCCCCACGACACCGCCACGCCGACCACCCCAGAGATCAGGGCAATCGGTACGCCGCCCAACGGACTTGACTGTGCCGCCGCCGTGCCAGCAGCGGAGGCTGCGCCGATCAGGAGGGCGGTACTTGTTTCAGCGGTCATCGCTTGGGGACTCCGATTAAGGCTTCTGACAGTGCTTGCCCGCGCTCGCGAAGAATCTCTAGCGCGATCTTTCGGTCTTCAGGAGAATAGCTGTTGTCTTTGCGGATCTTTGTTCGGAGACGGGACAGCTTTTCAAGCTCTGTTTCTAGCGGCTGAATCCGCTTGGCTAAGTCTAAGTCATCCATGTGCTTCTCCGCAAAGTCGAGCAGCTTTTCGCGATCTCCTATCCGCTTTAGCTCTTTGTAGTCTACCTCGATCTGCGTCAACTCACGCAACCGCTCACGGGCCATCGCCTCCGGGTCAGTCTGCCCCTTCGTGCTAGTCGAGAACCGCTCCGCAAACCGCCCAATAACCGGGATGCGGGCCTGACCGGCAGGAGGCTCAGACGCTGGGACACCCTCCTCCCGCGCCACAACATCTATGAACTTCGATGCTTCAGCCCCCGCCGTGCCAAAGGCGTTGCGGATGAAGAAGTCCGTCTTCTCAGGGCTAACGCCAGCCTTTGCCAAAGCGCGGGCAATAGCGGAAGACTCGTCGGTAATCTGCAACTCTGGGGAAAGCTGTGGCCGCGACACAATCGGCCTGTTCCTGAACACGTCCTTATTCATATAAAGCTGGGCGGGGAGCGAAAGCACTTCAGGGACAGGCAGCGTCCCCTCAAGCGTTGCAGTCCCGATGTCCGCCGCAGAACGCTTCAATGCGCGCCCCGGCTCTGCTACCTGCGGGCTGGCGCTCTGGATCTCTCCAAAGAACGGGAGGTCTAACCCAGCCTGCGTGGCATAGTCCAGCGCCCGTTCAGGCAGGGAGGCAAACAGGAACCCCAACTCGAAAGGCTTTGGGATACGCCAGAATCCTTTTTCACCTTCAGCCCCCACCGCACTCTTCGGGACCAACCAGAACAAGTTGCGCTCGTATATCGGGCGCTCCCAGTATTCCGGGTTGTCCTTGTTAATCGACCAGAGCGCGAGACTGGGCGCAGTCAGCATACCAACCGCCAGCGGATACGTCTTCGGGTCTTTCATCATGCGGGCGAGCTTGTCCCAGCCCTGCACCTTTGCGTTCCAGAACGGGGTCATCGCCGCAAGGTTTTTGACAGACTTGCTCCCGCCGCTGCTTGCAAACCGCAATGTCCGGTCCTGCGCGAAAAGCGCGGCTTCTGCCCCAGACATCCCGGCGTCAGTGGCTTGCCGAAACGCCGCAACGCGAGTGGCCTGCTCGCCAATGCTGCCGATCTTACGGAGCGTTTGCCACCAGTTTGTCGGGATAATAATGTCGCTGACCGAAAACCCCGGACCCTTTTCTAAGTCCTTGAGAATCTTTGCCGCATCATTAGCGTTGCGGACAGCAAACCCTTCAGTCGATCCACCGTTTGCCAAAAACTCCCGGAAGATTTGTTCGTTGAACATGATTTGCTTAACGGCACCCAATGTTTGCGCGAGTGGGCGCGCATATAACCCCACGCCGACGCCAAGCCCTGCCCCGGTCATAAACCGTTTGACAGCACTTTCCTCAGAGTCGGCAGTCACGGCTCCCGTTGTTCCGCCAACAAGCGCGCCCAGACCGCCCTCACGCGCAGCGCGCCCGAGGTCTAAACGCTGGACCCCAGACATTGCCACGTCTCGGATTACGTTTGCGGCGGCAAAATCTGGCAACACCGTAATGCCAGCCGTTTGCACGTTTTTCATTAAGCTGGCAAACTTGACAATCGCATTTGCCGATACATCGTCTTGGCTGGACAGCGCATCCATCAAGTCTTTGTCGTTAACGCGGTAGGTGTACAGCTTGCCCCCACGGACCTGTTGTATGATGTCCGGTCCCTTCGGAGGGGACATCGGATCAGCCTGTATCCGTTCAATAAGCGGAAGCCCGTTTGGGCCAACCATTTTGTTTGCATCGGCAATGCTGAAGATCACGTTGGATGCGCGCTGCTTTGACACGTCACGATACGTCCGTGCTGCGTCGGAAATGACCATCTCCAACGGGTCCGCCGTCTTCTCAAACGCCTCGGCGGTGCGGTCCATCTTGCGGACGCCAGAGCTAAACACGTTGAACTTCCCAGACCGTGCCCCCGGCGTGGTGCGGACGGGGCCAGCATCTTGGACAATCTCGCGGTAGAGCGGCGTGTAGAAGTCATCGCTCTTTATGATCGCATCATACGCTTCGTCGGTCAGCAGCCCCGCTTTGTACCGCATCTCCAGCAACTCACGGTGCATCTCGGTAATGCGGTCTGCAACACCAGCAATCTTTGGGTTCGCGTTGCCCGCAGCTACCCCACGTTCAAGCACGTCCGTTGGGACATCAGACTTTGCGGCTCCCCCAAGCTGACGGATCTGCAAATCACGCCGCGACTTGAGCAGCCCGCGAACAGATTGCTTCTCTTCTTTGGAAAGCGTCCGAAGCAGCGGAGAAAGGTTGTCTTGCAAATACCCTTCAGCCGCACGGCCAGACCCTTGCTTTTGAGCAACAAGACCCGGAAGCTCTTTCCCCTGCTCGGGACTCCCAAACCGTCGGGCAGCTTCCTCAAGCGGGTACGTCTCAGACACCAGCTTGCCGTACAACCGCTGTGCTCTGGTCAGCATCCCCGGGACTTCTTCAGCACCCGCACGTTTCCCGGTGTTGATGGTCCCCATGATTGCCGAGAGTTCGGGGATAGACGGCGCGACTGCCCCGCCCTTCCCCCGCATGGCGCGGCCAATCCCGACCCCACCGGCAGCCCCAGCCGCCCCGTACAGCAACGCTCGCTGCAAAGGGGACATCCCGCCTTCTTCGTCAGTCGCAACGCCAGCCGTTGCTCCAGCCCCGAACCCGCCAAGCCCCTGAACCAACGCCGGGTTCGCAAACCCAGACGGAGGAGGACGCTTGAGTCTCTTCAGTTCGGCAGCGTTCTCTTTGTCTAACGCCTGTTGTTCGGCCTTTTTCGCAGTGGCTTCTGCTGACGCTCCCTTGGCTGGGGTTACTGGCTCTGGCATAAGCTCACCTTCAATCTTGCCAGACCGTACCCCCTCGTTGAAGCGCCGAACGTATTCTTTTTGCGCCAAGTACTCTGACTTTCGCAACGGGTTCAGCACAAGGCGCGCCTTATCAACGGCACGTTTCTGGTCAAAGTAGTCATCACGATCTGCAAACCCAGCTTCTTCAAGTCGAGCCAAGTTTTCGTCGCTGATCCCCCGCTCGCGGGCGTTCTTCTCAGCAGCCGTCTCAATCAACTCGCCAGTAACAGGGTTTCTTACCGCCTTCTCGCGGGTCGCCTTTGCCCGCATCCCCGGCGTCAGGTTTGGGGAACGTGTCTTGCCCTTAAAGCTTTCGATCACGCCGCCAACCCGCTCGTCCCAGCTATTTACCAGAGACTCAAGCTCGGCAATTTTCATCGCGCGGTTGTTGAGAATCTCCTCAAGCTGGGTATCCGACGCTTTGGCAAGATTGATCTTCTTGTTGCTCTCCGCTGCAATCTTCTCCCACGGCATATCCCGGAACGCTTCAGGGGCTTCTGCGCCAACCACTGACGCTTCTCCCAAAACTTCCTGCGCGGCTTGCTCCATCGCGCTGTCTGGCGTCCGCTCTAAGTCTGGAGCGTTCTCTGCCCTCCCGCCAATGATGCCAGTCTTGCGGAGTCGTTCCCGCAACTCGCTTGGCGATCCGATGCCTTCTCGGATGTTAATGTCACGCAGCTTCCTCGCTTCTTCGGCGCTCGCAAATGCCTGCTCGATAGGGGTGCGAGCAACCCTTGCTCCCCCAACAGACTTGCCAGCCGTGTATGCGCCAACTTCTGCGGGTTCCGCCGTGAGGGCCGCAGGCATCTCAAACTCTGGGCGCTTGGCAAGGACTTCAGCCGCCGTGCGCCGACCAGTTCTCTGTACCACGGCAGGAGCTTCTGCCCCAGCCGCTTCCGGTATAGGCGGCATCCTAAACAACGGTTGCGCCGACCCTGCCTGCGCCTTCGGGGCAAGCAAGCGATTGATCTGCGTTTCTGCGGCAGCCCGTGGGACGTACCCATCTTTTCTGGACAACGACGGGACGACGGACTCAGCGGCTTCGGGCGCTCCCTCGCGGATGCCTTGCGTGAAGGCATCGCCAAGCTCGTCGCCAACACGCCCCAGCTTTCGGACCGACCGCACGGCTCTTGGAGTAGCCATCAACCCGGGGATGGCCAAGTCAAATGCGGCATCAGCTAACGCTCGGGTTAGCGGGTCGTCAATGTTTCGTCCTACGGTGCTGAACTCTTTGCCCGCCGCTGACTCTACACCGGAACGGAGTGCGCCCATCGCAATCCCAGACGGGATAAACGCCCCCATCTCTGCCCCAGCGCGGAGCAGGTTGATTGGCAGTTTATCAACGCCCACCGCTTTGGCTAAGGACTTTGGCAACGGGATTGTGACTTCCCCAAACCCAGTTTGCGGGGCGGTGCTCTCTTCAATCTCTCGCGTCTGCTCGGCCAGTCGCTCGGCACGGGGATCGTTGCGGAGTCGAGCAATGCCCGTGGCGGTACGATACAGTGTCCGCGCAGGCTGACCCGCAATAGATCGCCCGATGTCTTCTGCAACAGCAACGGCCCCCTTTGCGCGGGCAAGTTGAAGCGCCTGCTCCTTTGTTAGCTCCGACTCGTCGCCAAACGGGGCCGTTTTCTTTGTACCCTGTGCAACAGCGCGGGCAAGTCGCTTCTCAAACTCTTTTGGAGCAGGGGCAGACGTGACGACTGGAGCCACCCCAGCGCCAATGCCAATGCGGGGGCCAGCACCAGCCGTTATCCGCCCTGCCTTCGGGAACGGATCTTCCAGCAAAGGCGACAGTGCAGAATCTTTGATCGCGGTTTCTGCATCACTGGTGCGGAACGGGTTCCCCTTAGACGTAACGGCAGTCGTTGCCTGCTTAAAGGGGTTACCCATTACGGGATTCTCCGCATGACCTGAGCCGTGATGTCAGCGTCAGAGAGTGTGGGGTTGCTTGCTTTGATGGATTCCCAAAGATCGGCGCGCTGAGATTGCTTGTATGCGGCGTCAGAACTAGTAGCAGGCGCAGGGGTCGACGCTTGCGGTGCAGGCGACGGCGTGACAGTCTTGACAGGCGTGGCCCCTTTTGCTTTTGCAGCCTTACGCGCTGCCGCTTCTTCGCGAAGCTGGCGATCATACCTTTCTGACTCAGACTCAGACGACTTAGGAGCCGTGTATCCTTTCCCAGCTCCAATCTTCGTGACAACTTTTGACATCATAATGTCATACGCAGCAAGCGCCGAGTCTTCAGCCAACTCAGGCTCGTTGGCAAACGTGGTCTGCAACGCCGCCATCAGCGCAGGGTTCCGCGCTTGAGATGCCAAGTACTGATTGCCAAGCCTCCGCTTCTCTGCGTCAGACGGCTCTGGCTTGCCTGCTCTTTCAGCGGGCTTTTTAGGCGTGAAGCCCTTGGGGTATGGCTGGAATGTTGATGTTCCGTCCCTAGGGTTGAACACGCTGATCCCTGTCTCCCCTTCTGTGTAGCGAAGGGGAAGATTGGCAGCGGGCTTTAACGACGCATCAAGCCGCTTGGATCGGGTCTTTGCCTGCTCGTCCTGTACGTCCTCCATGTGCTTCATCTGACGCGGAGACATGGATCGCGTAAACTTGCGGGTGCCCACCATCTGCGTGTCAAACGGAGTACGAGGGGTAGCCCCCGGCATATCCTGACTGAACCCCTCTGGATCGTAGCCAGCGTTCAAGAGCGATATGGTGTCAAGCATCTGGGTACGTGCCGCCGCATCCGCCATCCGCTTCCGCTCCTCCTCCGCCGCCCGCTTCTGGGCTAACCCTTCTAGCCCACCAACGGCCCCACCCAGCACATAGTCTAAAAATCCTCTTCGCGCCATCTTCTCTCCGTGCTATGGTGTCAGGTGGGTCAGAATCCCGTGTACTGCTCCCACTGGTAGTCACCAGCGTTCCAGCGGTAATTGCCGACGACTTCATTATCAAAAGCTCCGGGTCGGTTGGGGCGTCCTGTCAAACCACCGGGGCCACCGGGCGTACCGGAGCCGCGCTTTGCTGCTGCTAATGCCTCGTCGGCTTCCCTTTGCTTATCTTCTGCGGCCTTATCTTCTGCGGCCTTATCTTCCTTAGCCTTGTCTTCCTTGGCTTTGTCTTCCTTAGCCTTGTCTGTTGCGGCCTTGTCTTCCTTGGCTGCTGGCTTGAGGCTCACAAAGTCAGCAGGTTTAAGGCCCAGCGCCCGCAAGGTGGCTTCCCACGCTTCTGCTGGAACTCGGCCTGCGTAGATGTCGGAAAGCAATTGATTCACGGCAATTCCTTGCTGTAGAGTCAGTTGACCCTGCTGAACCTTATCAAGCAGATCGTTCTTGCGCTTGTCTTCTGCCTGCTGGTCGCCTTGTAACTTCTCTCCAGCCAACCCACTCCGCTTCCGTTCGGCCAACTCAAGCGTTGCTTGGCTTTCCCCCGCAAGATTCCGACGCCGTGTTTCGCCCAACTCGTCCGTGCTAAGGGCCAACTGGCCCATCTGATACTCGGAGGTTGCCTGATCCCGTGCCTGCTGCAAGTCGAGCGAACGGCCTTCCAGCGCTGCCCGTTGCTGCAACTCTGCCGCACGGAGGTTGATGGTAGCCGTGACCTCCTTCGACCGGACATTGGCCTCAAACGTGCCGATGTCCTGCGTTCCGGTGGTCTGGGCAAACTGCTGCATGGTGTTCAAGTACTGGGCACGATCCCGTGCTTCAGCCTCCGCTTGCTGCCCAAGCAGTTCCGCATCCAGCGTTCCCAAGGCACGGGCCTGCTGACCCGCCAGATCGCCGTAGCGACCCCCACCAATCGTGGACGCCGACAACCCTCGGGCTGCGAGTTCTTCTTCGAGCTTGCTGCGTTCTGCGCCGTACTTTGCGCCCAACTCAGCTTGCCGTGCCGCCCGTAGTGCCTCGTAGGACTGTCCCTGAATCTTGGTCGGGCCACTGCCTAACTCTGCCAACCGCGCCTGCAACGCATCCCGCAACGCCTGTGACTGAGCAGACAAGGAGAACTGCCCAGCGCCTTCCGTGGCCGCTGTGTAGGTTGGGATGGCTGCCGCTGCTGGGGTAGCCGCCCCGCCGCCTGCTACTGGGGGCGGCGTGTAGGCCACTCGCGGAGGAGTAGCCGCTGTCGCTGGGGTACCGCCACCTGTCGGGGCACCGCCCGTTGTCACCGGCGTCCCGCCACCTGTCGGCGGTGCTGCCGCTGGAGGTGTTGCTGGAGGAGTACCCGTTGTTCCCGGCGTCCCGCCGCCCGTGGGAGGGGGGAGAATAGGAATTGGCGGCTTATCACGCGGCGGCAACGGCTGATTGCTGTCTGTTAGCTCAGGCCCACCTTCAGCCGGTCCTCCGGGGCCAGCACCACCGGGGTTAGACACGCCACCCGCAAGACCGCCAAAGGTCCGCAGGAGGTTGGTGGTGCCACTTGCCTGCGCCAACCGCAAGTCGTTGGCAGGGCTGTCATACAATGCCTTGCCACCATACGGCTGATAGCCTGCGGCTACCATCTCCTCATACGACTTCTTGCGGAGACGAGGGCCACCCTCGCTCGCTGGCACATAGGCGTAGTTGTACGGAACAGAGTCAACCTTGTTCTCTTTCTTCCACGCCTGTTCTTCGGCATTGGTATCGACATCCCGCTTGGTGCCAAAGTTTGTGTTGGCAGGCTGGGAGGCGATGTAGCTCTTAAGTTGCTCAACCGTCTTCCCTGCCTGCTGCGCCAGCGTGGCAAACTCCGCTTCCGAAGTAGGCGTCCCGTATTTACGGAGGAACTGGTACAGCCCTGACCCTTGACCCGGCTCAGAGCTAAGGGTTCCACCAAATCCCGCCGCCCCACTTGGGAGGTTGGCTTGCGTTTGTGCGGCCAACTCTGGGGGAGTCAGCGCGGCATAGCCCGTGGGCATCGCAACGCCAGCCCGTGCTTCTGCGCCCCACACGCCACCCCGCTTCGTCCATGTGACGCCGCTGCTCGACACAAACGTCGAGCCGTTCGGGGCGGTCGGAGGCGGCACCGTCCCAGCCTTGTACTGTGGCGCGTTTGACACGGGCACTTCAACGTTCGTGTACGTCGCCGTGCCGGTGTCCTTGTCAATCGTCGGCGTTCCGGTAATCCCACCCGTGGCGCTGTATCCCATCGTCGGCGGGGGCGGCGGCGGAGGGGGAGGAGGTGTACCACCGCCACCGCCAACATTGCCAATCCCACCAGACCCACCAGCCCCGTCACCAAGCACAAATTCGCCAGCGTCAGGCGCGGCCATACCAGACAACGACTGCTGCAACTGCCCAAGCATCGGCACGGCCTGTGGCCCAGCCATCGGCGCAGCATCCGCTTGATCCGGTGCAGCCTCAGGAAGCCGTTCCTGCAACTGCGACAACATCGGCGTCATAGCCGCTGCGTCAAACTCAGGTGAGACGGCAGACGTATCCCGAGGGGCTGGCCGTGCCACACCCTGCTTCTGCAAGTCGGCAAACGTGTTCGTTGGCGGAGGGGCTGCTGCCGTCTTTTCGGTCGTAGACCCCGGCGCAAACCCCTTGGTGTAATCGTCGTCGTCGTCCCCACCCATCGGCGCATTGCCAAACAGGTCTTTCTTGGGGCTTGGCAACGAGCCAAACGCGGTGTTGAACGTTGCCATTACATGCCCCCTGTCAAAAGCGCCCGCAGTCTGGCACGGTTGGCGTTCAACTCGTCAAACTGCTGCTTGTCCATCATGGCCGTCTGGTCAAGGTTCCCCTGCTGACGAACCCGCAGCTTTTGCTGCTCGTCAAACATACGGGCGGTTTCTTCCCGTGTCAGCCGCGCCTGTTCGTCGGCTCGGGCGTCTTTCCGTTCTGCTTGGATACCACCCGCAACCTTGCCAAGAATATCTTCGTTCTCTTTAATAAACCGAGCGCCACTCCCAATCGCTTGACCAACTTTATAGCTGCTCGGCACCCCACCAGCCATCTGCCCGCCGCCATAAATCACATCGGGGGAAAGACCACCCGGCATGATGGACGTAGCACTGGGGAGTTTGGGGATACCGCCACCCGTAAACATATTGCCAAGCCCGCCCTTGGCCGCTTGGCCTAGCTTGGCACCAGCGTAACCACTGACGCCGCCCTTAATAGCGCCGCCCGTGTTAAACCCCTTGAAGTACCCCTTGCCTTCCGTGTCGCCGCCCAATGCTGCGCCAAGACCAGCGCCGATCAGCGGACCAACACCGGGGATAAACCCTGCGGCAATTGGGGCAATCGTCTTGATGAGCTTCTTGTTGCGGTCGTAAATGCCTGCCAACCCACCACGCTTCCGTGCCATGTCTAGTTCCCCCTTGTACGTTGAGTCCGTTGAGTCCGCGCTACGGCGGCGTTGTCTACCAGAATGTGCTCATAAGAGCCGTTCTTCTCCAAATAGCCAATGGCGCTTGCAAGAATCCTTGACGATTCTTTAGCCATGCCTAAAAGAGAATTGCATCTTAGGCACAGTATGCCACGAAACTTTCCTGTTTCGTGATTGTGGTCAATGGCATACCCTCTGCGGCGGTTTGCGTACTGCATAAGGTCTGGTAGTTCATCAAAGCATATAGAGCATTCCCCGCTTTGGGCGGTCCATGCGCTGATAAATTCTTGATGAGTGACCCCGTACTTGTACTTCAAATGCTGCTCTAGTCGCTTTTTAGGAGAGCGACTGTTCCAGCGGGATTTCTGCCGATCTTTAGAGCAAACAACACAGAGCGACTGTGATTTCCAGAACTCTGACTCGTCTTTGTGTGTTGAGCATCCGTTGCAGTGCTTCACTTGCTCCCCTTCATGGCGGCTACGGAATCCACCAGATTCGGATACGGTCGTCCAGCCGCCTTGGCTCGGGCCTTGGCTTGCGCCTTCTGACTGTCAGTCAGTGTGGTCGGCTTGTCCCCTTTCGGGGCAGGCTTCTTCCAGAACGCAACCTTTCGCTTCGATCCCATCATAGCACCTGACTCCACGACCCGCCGGTAAAAATGTACATGAGCAACGTGTCCGTCCCGACGTACACACTCCCCTCCGTCGCCGTCACGGGCCGCAACGCCAACGTGCCCGACTGGATATGGATCGACGTATCGGCGTCATGCGCGTTGAAGGCGGCACCCGCGATGTTGTCGTTGGTCCGTACCGTGTTGGCATCGACCGTGCCAGTCCCGTTGAGGACGGGCGAGGCGAAGGTCTTGATCGGGTGGAGAGGAAGGAGGACGGCCATCGGTTACGCCTGTGGCGGGATAGGCCACGCTGGCGGATTAAACGGGTCGATCACCGTGCCCATATAATCCCGCAACTGCTGGCGATACGTCACCCACTCGTCCCGCTTCTCAGTCGTCAGCGGCACGTCGGGCAACTGCGTGTAATCGCAGGCTTGCAGCTTCGTATCACGGGTCCGGCGTAGGGCAGCTAACGCATTCTGCTTGGCCTGCTCCATCTCGGCTGGCGTGAACGGCGTGTTGATCCATGTGTTGCTGTACGCATCCGTCGCCTCGACCCACACAATCGGCCCGTCGTTCGTGTTCTCAAACTGGACTGGCGCAGGCTGCTCAACGTACTTGAACACCGCGTAGCCGAAGTCCACCAAGAAACTGTTGTCGGGCAGATCGGGGAAGCTGGTCTGCGGGAACAGCATACGGAAGTTGCTATACGTCAGCGGGTAGTTAACGGGTGCGCCGTCTTGTACCTGAATGACTAGCAAGTCGCTATCAGAAATGGTGAGTCCCATGTTTTATCTCTCTTTCTCTTAGTTAGGCGTCCGCTGCGTTTGACGGATAGGATCGACCAGCGCCCCACATGATGCGGACAGCGCCGCCCGCTCCGTAACCGCCCAGAGACCCTGAAGTAATACCGCCGATGGATAGGTCTTCAACATACTGCCCGCTTCCGCCACCGCCACCATATGATGCGCCACTACCGGGCGAACCGCCCGATGTGCCGCCAGAACCCCCGCCGCCGCCCCCGCCTCCTCCGGTATTAAATGCTCCGCCCGCTCCATTTGCCCCAGCTCCAAGGAGGCCAACGCCGCCGCCACCGCCGCCCGGGTAAGATAGAATTAAATTTGGGTTTCCAAGATATGGATTAACGGTATCTCCGCCACCTCCGCCTCCACCTCCACCGCCGGTGCCTGCTTGCCCATTACCACTTGAACCGGCCCCACCTGCCCCGCTATAACCAGCGGCTCCACCTCCACCTCGGTCAAAGCCGCTCCCACCAGCTTGCCCAGCTGGGGTGGTTGTGCCTCCAGAATCTCCACCCGCAGCCACAACAATAGTGCCGCCAAAACTTGAGTTGCTGCCGAATCCTCTGTTCCCGCTTACTGGATTCCCAGCACTTCCACCTGCGCCAACAACCACGGAATAAGAACCGCCCGGCGTAACAGAGTAATTGTTTCGGTAAGTAAGGTCTCCCCCGCTGCCTGATCCAGAATCTCCGCCTGCTCCGCCTCCAACACACAACACCGATATATCCGTAATCCCACTTGGAACTGTAAACGTGTACGTTCCCGGAGTAGTGTAGGCAACCTGACTTGGCCCTGTCGTCTTAGTCGTTGCCATCATCATACGATTGGCTAGCATCTTAGGTCGTCACAAAGTTTTGCGCGACAGTCATCGCGTACCATGTTGTGCCCGCGTTGTTGGTGTAGAACACGAACATATCGGATCGGCCAGACGTGGTTGTAATTGTCGGCGCAGTCCCCGCAGGCCACTTCACCGCCGCTGGATACGTCACCGTATAGCTCGTCCCGTTGGCGTCAAAGATCAGCGTAAACGAACAGGCATTGCCCGTGCCTGACGGGTTGCTAATCGTCAACGTTGAGATGTTGGCGTTGCGAGAGACGCGGAACACGTTACCGTTCTCAATGTTGAGCGTCAGCGTTCCGCTGCTAATTGCTGGCGTGGTGTACGTCTCGGCGTAGTCCGTGAACCGTGGACGGCCTATCACGTTGTCGGCCATCGACACGGTGCCTCCCATCGTCAGCGCGGTCAACGTCCCGACGCTAGTCAAACTTGACGCAGCAACGGCAGACCCAAGCGTTGTGGCGCTCAGGGTGTCTACGCCGTTCACCTTGTAGGTCGATCCAGTGGAAACATTGGCGTTGCCGCCAACATCCAGCGTGTAGGCTGGCGATGCGTTGACTACGCCCACCCGATTGTTCGTGCTGTCTACTTTGAGGGTGCTGGTGTCCACCGTCAGATCGCCGGTAACGGCAAGACTGGTTAGCGTTCCCACGCTGGTGAGGCTTGAGGCAAGAACATTGGATGCCAGTGTTGCGCCAGTCAGCGTACTGGCATCTGCCGCAGCAGCTGGGAGCGTGATGTTGGCGGTGCCGTCAAATGCCACGCCATTAATGTTCCGTGCTGTCTGCAACGCCGTTGCCGTAGCCGCATTGCCCGTTGTGCTGCCACTTGACCCCGTGACGCTGCCTGTAATCGGCGCAGTCACGGTTAGTCCGCTCAACGTGCCAACGCTTGTTAAGCTTGAGGCCAACACGTTAGAGGCTAACGTTGCGCCAGTAACCGTTCCTGCCGCAGCCGTCACCGTGATGTTAGCAGTCCCGTCAAACGCCACGCCGTTAATGTTGCGCGGAGTTTGCAATGCGGTTGCGGTTGCCGCATTTCCACCAACAGACGGGACATAGGCAATCTCTTCCCACGCTGCACCCGTATCAAACCACAAGCTCACATCGCCTGTGTCCGTCGTCATCCACTTCCGCCCAACCGTGCCCGCCGCAGGACGAGCGGCTAACAGCGACGACTGCACATGGATGCCACTGTCGATGTCGTGATCGACGTAGGCACTACGGGTAGTGTTGTCGTTGCTTAAGACGACCGTTGCGTTGAGTAGGTCGCCATTGACCGGACTGGTAAAGGCGGCAACGCCATGCTGACCGATTGTTTGCGCCACTAGCGCCTCCCAAGAGCAAAAGTTTCTATTTGAAAACGGCCAAAGATAGGGGTGGTTTGGCCTGCGTCGATGATAGAGACGTCGATGTAATACCCCGTGCCGCTCAACTGCACACGGTAATTGCTGCTATTGGAACTCCCCCACAGCCCGTACCCCCAAATGCCAGTGCCCCATCGACTTGAGACGAAAGTGGTCGGCAGCGTATAGGTGTCCGAGGTGGAGTCTGTTACCCACTTCACAATAGTTGACGAAGAACTGTCCAGTGACGCCGTGATGTAGCCAAAACGGAGCGACTTCGCCAGCGCGTCGTCCCCGCAATACATCCGGTGCATCTGGATGGTCATGGTATACGGAGTCCCACCCGTGCCATCAGACAGTTGGTTATCAACGACCACGCCCGTCTCATCGCAGGTTGTGACATACCCATCCTCATCACCCCGAAGCAAGGCAGGCAGTCCATCCGAATCAATGCTATCAAACAAGGTGGTCGTGGCAGGGTCCAAGAACCCAGAATCCCACGGCCCAGACCATGCCCGAAGCACGGTATGATAGACGTACACGCCGTACACCGGCACGTTCACCCACAACTCACGGGTTGCACGGTTGAACGTTGCGCTGATATTTGCCACCTGTGCCGAGGTCAGATTCCGAATGACTGGCAAGAGGGGGTCAGGCGTTTCTACCGTACCGACTGCCGACACTTCTGATTCGTTGCAGGAGTACAGCCCCCGCTCAGACACGAAGAACCCCAGATTGCCAATGCTGACAATGGATCGTGGAGCAATGGTGCCAACGTCTGCGGTCAAACCTTGCGGGGCAACGGTGATGTCGTCCTGCCCGTAGCCTGTCAAACGGCTAATGCCGCGACGATGGAAGATCAACAGCGAGGTGTTGATTGACGCAAGCCCGACAACCGTTTCATCGGAGAAGGTGCGGACGATGATCTGCCCACCACCCGCTGACCCGTTGGCAAACGTGTCGCCGTTGTTCAGCGCCGAATAGAAAATAGAATCGGGGAACGTTGCATTGCCGCATCCCCACAGCCGCTGGTTATGGACCGCAAGATTGGTGACCGCAAGCGTCCCAGCAATGTTGGTCGTCAGCGCGGTGCCGTTCCACACGTTGAGGAGGCCACCGTCCGCGATGTAGACCACATCTGCCGTGGCATCACGGAATTGCACAAAGGACGGAGTGACCGTCGTAGACAACGCGCCAGCTTGAGCGGTCCATGTCCACGGGTAGGTAGACAAATAGGTGGACGTATGCAGCAGCCCGTTGCAGACAATCATCAACTCTTGCGTCCCACCATCCTTCCGCCATGTGTATCCATTCAGGATACTGGCAGCGGCAATGGGAGAGGCGGTCGTCCGCTTCGTCCCACCCCGCTTGGTGACCGCGCCGTAGTCTGTCAGACGCGCATTGTCCGCCCTCCGCATCTGGTTGGGCAGCACGCTCGCATCATCGGACACGCTGTTCAGCCCACCATCAAACTTGGGCTGCTGGTCTACGACCTTCTCACGGCCTGCCATTAACCGCCACTCCAGTCATACTTCACATCTGGATAGGCCATCATCGTCGGGTTGATCGTCATGCGACGGATGTCGTCGAGGAGCGACTTGCGGTCATCGTCGGCCATCGCCTTTAGGTTGGCTGCTGCCGCCGCTTCCGTGCCACCCTTGAGGAGGAGGAGAGCAGCCGCCTGCCACACCAACACCAGATGCGCGTTGGCAGGATAGTCGATGATACTGGCATCACCCACCAGATCAGCAATAGCCGTGGGCTTGTAGTTCACGCCGACATACAGCCCCAGCGCCGACGACACGGGCAACGCCTGTACCGCCTGCCCCGCGATGTAATACAGGCGGGGGTAGGTCGGCAGGTAGTTGCTCGTCGTCGCTAGCGGCACATCTTGATACCGTGTCTGCCCGTACAGCACGTTGCCGTCGCTGACGGACAGCATACGGTAGAAGTTCTGTTGCGTATCGCCAGACCCGCTATCCAGCGTGGTAAACGCAAACTGGCCGTTGACATCCGTGCTGACCTGACGGATGGCAAACCGATAGTATGGCGCAGCGTTCAGGATGTTGGACCACTCGCTGTCAAAGACGTTGTTCAGCACCAGCTTAATCGTGGCGTCTGACCACCGCGTCGAGCCAACCGCATCCATGTACTCGCGGGTGTCGGTAACCAACTGTCCGAGGGTGACGGTTGCCATACTTCTCCTTAGCTCACTTTACGAGGGCGTCCACGGCCACGCCGCATGGTAGACGGATCGGCACTATCCAGCACTTCTCCAATGGCACTGTCCATCGCCGCAGACATCATCCCCGTGTTGTAGTTCTCCACGGAGTCGGTCAACCGCTGGATGTCTTCTCGCGGGAAGGTGCGAATCATCTTGCTTAAATATGACGGGGCTTCGTCGGGGCTACATCCCAGCGGCAGATAGCCAATGATGTCATAGGCCATTCGTGCGTCGTAGCTCTCGCGCTGCACCCACTCCCATCGGCGGTCATCGGGTTGCCACTCCATGCACACAGACCATGTAGGCACTCCTGTGTCCATAAGCCGCAACTTCAGTCCGCTATGCACCTCCCGAAGCCGCCGCTGAATCTCAGGCGACGGCTCGGGGATGCCCGCAGGATTCACCAGAATCACGGGCTTGTTCATGCTACTCTTGCACCAGCAGTTCGATGTTGGCCGTTATATCGTCGGGCTGCACGGTTACAGAACCCACGGTCACCATCGCCACGCGAAGGCTGTCCGCCGTGGTCAGCGTCCGCTGGGCGTCCGTGGTCGAGGTCAGGAACACAAACTGCAACGGCGTGTCTGCCGTCTTGGTGTTAACGTCCAGACCAGACGTAAGAGCCACCGCCGTCGCACCCGTCATCTTGAACAGCGTGACAACACACGACGTCGCGGCGGTCGGGAATGTCCCCGCACACAGGGTCGCCCGATTGACATACGCCTTGGCAGGGAACCCGCCAATGTTGTGGTTGTCTGTGCCAGCCGCCAGTGTGCCCGTGTTAAAGCGGCCACTGTTGAGCGGGACAGGCAGCGTCCCAAGACGCCCCGGCTTTGGAGCAAAAAAGTTATACGCCATCTGAAGTCTCCAAGTTGATCCCAATGGGGGGCAGCAGCCGAAGTGCTACCACCCCCCACCGCGACTTTAGATGTGGCTGTA